ATCATGTAACTCAGTTATCTCTACTTCAAACATTCGCATTATTGACTCACTGATCTTATTACCAGAGTAGGAATTACGATTGCCAATAAGTTTGACCATTTCTTCCAATTCGGGCTTTAAGTCAATGCCTGTCATCTTGTTTCCCCCGTATTTTTGTTATTAATTAAAACTTTAGTTATAAGCATGGATCTTTAAGTTTGTTTTCAAGAAAGGTTAAATCAATCGACATTGACCAACCAATGACATTAGCATCATATTTTGTCTCAAATACCTTTGTTATATTGACCGGTTTGATCTGTTTGTATATCCCAGCATCGATCAGGTAAAGAATGATCTTATCACAAACTTTATCGAGTGCTATAAATATCGCCTCGTTATTATCTGCCGAGTCCTCAAGTCGTGCCTGGTGAAGTATCTCAATGGTCATATTAGGATAATGCTCAAGAATAGCATTTGCCTTAACTTCTTTCACAAATGAGTTAGGTTGAATAATCAGGCCAACAATATCATGTTGTAGACTTTGATCAGTTTTAAGATTTGCCAACTGATTTGATTCATACAAAATTAAGGTACATCCACTATTTGCAAGTATGGTCTTTAATTCATTAGTGATCATGTTTTAAAGTTTAAATTAGCAAATTCACCATAATGTTTTAATGCAGCTATATCGCGTTTTATTGCTGCATCTTCTTTATTTACAAAAGTTCCTAATGTAATTTGTTTGCCATTTACACGAATATATGATTGTATTTCTTTCATCTGAATTTATGTTTTGATTCCTGTTCTGCTCTTTGAAGTTCTATATATCTTTCCTGATACAAATTTTGTTCCTTTGCCAACATGAATCTGACTAAGCACTCGTTATATGGTGTTAGTAATACTGCTGGTATGTCGCATTTTAAGACATCACTTAAAAAGTCAAGTGCAGTTAATTCAGAATAAACGTTGAGTTTTTCTATCCCGGCAGCCTTCTCCATCTTACTCGGTTCTCGATATAAGAGCTTGTGTTCCCGCTCTGCCAATTCGCCTACTAATGACATTAAATGCATAGCGATCGGATATAGATATTTGACCTTGCAATTTAATACATATTTTCCAAACAATAACGCATTATCCTCATCAAATTTACAATTCATTGATAATGAGTAGTAATAGCCACATACAACACGAAGGATCGAACCAAAGTCATTATCCTCATGTCTGGTCATGTAAAGTCGTTGTCCGTAACATAAATTATCAGTAAGTTCTTTCAGATCCTTTGGGATGGGATGTTTCTTTTTTTTGATCTCGAAATATTCCGGGACTGGTAGTTTAATTAACCCATCAGACAACCCGATGTATAACGATAGATTATCGAGCATATCATGAAGAGTCAGTTTATTTATCGGTATCATGACCATCTTTGATGTGATTCTTTATTTGGTAGTGCCTCGAAATACATTCTCATAATAAAAACATCCAGCCAATCTGGCGATCGCCCGATATTCTCTTTAATCTTCTCTTTGGGCATTATTCTTAATTTACCGTCCTTATCTGAATCAAATGTCTTTAGCATTCCTAATTCCTGTTTTATCATCTCAATTTCTTTATTAGGAAGATCGCATGATATATATATTTGATTTGCTAATTCAGCAAGTTTATAACCGCATTCAGATTTTAAGTTCTGGTAATTTGAGTTACTTGGCTTTGAGTTATTGACAAATCCTTTACATCTCAATTCATCCACAACTCCACCGCCAATCCCGTCTTCATCGCATATAATATCAGACAATTGTACTTTGTGTTTATACCTTAAGGCATTGATTGCATTCTTAATTTCAACAGTTGACGAAATATCAAAGATTATAAATTCAATCATCCAAAATCCCTCCCATACTGTTATAACAGCTCGGTCAGATCCATACCTGGCAATATCTGATACTATTTTCTTGTGTCCTTTCTCAGCATAGATATTTGAAAACATATTACAAATTGTCTCAAAATCTATCAATGTATTTGGGTCATCGTCATATTCCCAGTTGCCATACATTAATCGCTCTTTTGTTGATTTGTCTTTTATTCCTTCCAGTTGTATTTTGTATTCGCTGGCCGTATGTGGGTTCTCATTATAAAGACTTTGTACGAATTTTATATTAGTTGGTAATGTACCATTTTTAGATGGGAGATAAAATGTTGAATATGTCCAGTTCTTTTTAGGATTCCCGGTCAATGCCATTGTAGGGCGAATGCCAAAGTCTCTATTTAGATGTCTTCCTATTCTTGTTTTTAAAACATCATAAGCGAGAAAATGAATCTCTCCTGTTTCTTCAATCGCTCCATCGGAATATTCCAAAGAACCAAATCGCTCATAAAGAGGATCGCTAGGTAAATACTTAACATCTAAAAGATCAATCCTCGACCCGTTTGTAAATTCAATATAGTTATATTGTCCATTTAAGCTCCAATCATTTCTAGGTATGTTGTAATATTGACAAACCTTACACCATGTTAAATAAGTGGATGCCATGAGTCTTTTTAGTTCCTCTCGTGCAATGAATGATTTATAACCTGGATATAGATAAGAATGAATTAAGCGCGTTTCACATAACCACCAGGACTTACCTCCTCCGGCACCTCCACCAAAAAATACTTCATCATGAGTTTTTAATGCCTCCCAGGCAAGATGTTGTTTAAATGTTGGGCTTATTCTTATCTTCATTGGGAATGATATACTCTATTCCTGTTACTACCATTTGACCTGAATGTTTTATCTCTTGCATTGACAAAGACCGTCTTTCTTCTTCAGTACAAATCAATTTATAAAGTGCAATAAGTTCCGCTGCTTTATCTCCCTTTAATAGCTTTCCCCTTATCTCAACTTTAGTTTCAACTTTATTTATTTCAAGCAATTCTTTTAATGTGTTCAGTTCGTTAGATTCTGGAGGAAAAAATTCATAAAATGTAGGTTTGGCACAAGGGAGATAAGCGACAATATCTTCGATAAAATAAAGTCCGTACTTTTTTATAACGGATTTGCTTTGTTCAAATATTTTCGTTTTATTATATGCCATGATTTAATAAGGTAACTTTCTGTTATAAACTCTGTTTAATCTATAAATCGTATCTGAACATACATTATATTCAACTGCCAGTTCACGGTATTTATAATTGCCTGTTTTACATTTTAACAATATCTCATCAATTTGTAACTGATTTAGTTTTGCATTCGGATTATTTTCTCCCTTGAGTCGTGCGGCATTTTTGCCTCTATTAATAAATTGATGTTTTCTTGCTTTTTCTCGTCTCTCTTCCGTCCATGCTAATTTCATTTTTAACTTATTTTCTTCAGAATGATGCTTATGATAAAACCCATTCTTTTCTCCTTTTGAATTTGCTTTTCGATATTCACTAAATCGCTTTATAGTTTCTTCACTCCAAGCCCCTTTTACTCCAAGAGTATTACCAGCTACCTTGCAAATATTAAAATAAGGATCAAGAGCGTCTATGTACGACTGTTCGTGAATTAATAGATTTTCTTTTGGACATTCAAATATTGTTGAGAATATTAAATCATATTCTCCGTATTTATTATAATGATTTTGTAATTTAATTGAATGATGTTTATTTCTACGAAGTTTTTTTAAATGTTCATATCTTCTATTATCAATATTTACTGCCGATCCTATATAGATTTTTTCAGGATGAATACTTGATTGTATCTTATAAATACCCGAAGATTGCATTTTGCAAATTTACAACACTTATTTTTCATTTATCACATTTTCACAATAATATTTCCATACTTCGTCTATTGACCATTCTTTGTCTGCATTACCTTTGCGATAGGTTATCCGAGGTTTAGTTTTATCAATACCCTGGAATACTGTGTCAAATGGCGATTTTGGATCGTGTAGCCACAGAATAAATGCTTTTGTTTTATCGTCCATGTTATTTAATTGTTTTCACCTTTGTCTATTTAATTTTACTTTGGCAACACAATGATTCCAAATTTTCGTTTAACCATGCGTCTTATTGCCCTTTCGGTAAATTTTTCCTTTCTTGATTTATCAATAAATTTTCTGATTTCCGATGTCATTTCATTCGACATATCAATCTGGTTTTCGGAAACAATCTTCTTTGCCTCAATTAAGGGTTCTCTATCTTTTGTCCTCTGGTGATTCTCCAAAAGTTCCTCAAGTCGTTTTAAATCATCAGTATTTTGTCCCGGCATAAATTGTACTGGTTTGCCGTCTTCAAATAGTTTGTTAAAATTACTGTCGTTCATTTTGTCTTAGTATTAGTTATTAACTCTGGTTATCAAATCTTACCGTCTCTCATTGCTTTTGCACCCTCAATTAGCATATCACCATAACCATATTCACTTGAATCATATTTATTACAAAAATTTGCAGCCCAATTTTCAATTTCCTCATCAGTTACTCTCAATCCTTCGTCTGTGACTTCATTTGATTTGAATTGCTTTAACCATGTTGTAGTTTTATATGATGCTAATTTTAGCCAGTCAATAGCTTTGCTTTTCCCGTGTATTCGCTCCTCGTTTTGAAATATATAATAAATGCTCTTCCCAATATCAGCCGTCACCTTGTCTTTAAGCTTTCCAGGCTCGGATGATTCAAGAACGGATAACACCTCGTTTAAAGCTATAATCATTCCAGTCGCTTCAATATAATGTTCAT